CGCTCACGGTCGGAGCGTAGCGCAGCCTGGTAGCGCACCTGCTTCGGGAGCAGGGGGTCGGAGGTTCGAATCCTCTCGCTCCGACCATTTATCCCCCTGAAAACAAACAAAAAACATCGCCCCTTCGGGGTGCCCTACATGGCACCAAGAAGAACGGAAGGGAGACGAAATCCCTGTTCAGGGACAAAAAGTCCCTGAAAAAGTCCCTGACATGGCCACGGCTGCACCGAGTCGTGGCGGTGCCTATTCGGAACTGGCCAGACTTCGCACCAACTTCCGGGCTGACCGCCTCCCACCTCAAGGTGAAGCGATGATGCAAAAGCTGAAATCCAAGACCGCGAAGGCCGAACTGGCCGCTGCCCTTGAGACGGACAACACCGCTCAGAAGGCGCAGGATCAATCCCCGCTCAAGACCAAAAAGGACATACGGGGCTTCTGGGCACAATTCCCGAAGACCCGCGACCTGTTCGGAGAGATCATGAACAGGTGGCGCAAGTCGGGATCACGTCGCCCCGGCCATGAAGGCTTCTGGGCCGCGTGGCCCTATCGGGATTGGAGTATCGCCACGGGGCTGCCCGTCGCCACGTTGAAGCGGCATCTGAATGCCCTCGAACAAGTCGGGCTGATTGATCGCACCCTTGGGCGGCATGGGGGCAGCCGGGTGCTGACTTTCATCCGCCCCACGCCCCTCGCGCTTTATCTAAGCGACGTGAAGGCGGGAGACTGGCAGCGGCTGGGAATACCTCTCCAAACAGACTTTGCGGACATACTTCCGCTGAGTGTTCTGGAGGCCAATCCTGAGCTTCTAGAGGGCTGAAATAGCGCGTAGCGTCGGGGCAAATCTGCGCCGTGCGCCGGCGCAATATTGCACCCATAGTGAGCTAGTCCATGAGCTAGTCTGTGAGCTAGTCGATTACACAGTAATATTCACTTCGTTCATATTCCTATCCAACTCCTTTTTACCAAAAGGAGTAATCCTCTTCAGCAAACGCATCCGCGTTTGCGCTGGCTTCGCCTCCCTTCGGGTGACTTCGGGAGAAGAGAAAACAGAATTGACAGAGTGACCCCGGAAGGCCCTCCACCCCCAATAGCCCCCCGCCTCCCGTGGCCGAAGACAGGATGCAGGTAAGTGCATCCGATCCAACACTTGGCGCAACCCGTAGTGGGGCGGGTGAGATTTCGCACCAATCCTAGCAGAAGACGCTTGCCCCGTGCCCCGGCTTCGGCTATTCTTACCGGGCTTGGTTGATCCGCTCCCTTCGGGGGAGCCTTGAGCATCAACAGAGCGGGGAGACACCCGCAGGCGGTTCGCAACGCTTGCTCGGATTTCCCGCTCATGTGGCCCTTCACCCGCGCCCCGCACCAGATCGACACCGCTGCCCCGGCTGAGGCCCGTTCCCTGTCCGATCCTGACGCTTGGCTCTTCGAGCTTTTCGGGGCCACCTCTGCCACCTCGGGCGTGACGGTGAGCGCCACCACCGCTTTGCGTGTCCCTGCCGTCTCTGCCGGGGTGAAGGCTATCGCCGAAGCCGTGGCGATCCTCCCCCTTCATGCCTATCGCCGCCAAGCCGATGGCAGCCGGGAACGCATCGCAGATGCTCCCGCCACCCTGCTGAACGGTGACGCCAACCCTTGGACCCGTGGCCCCCAGCTTCGGGAGCTTCTGACCTCGGATGCCATCACCTTCGGCAACGGCTTCGCCGTCATCGTGCGGGATGGTGAAGGCGCACCGCGTGAACTTCACCGCGTCCACCCGCAGGCCGTTTCGGTGGACGTGGACCCGGTGAGCGGGGAACCCCGCTACCGCATCGGATCGCGCACCCTGAGCTTCATGGACGTGCTGCACATGCGTGCCCCGTGCCCCACCTCCACCGACGCCGTGACGGGAAAATCCCCGCTTCTGGAAGCCAAGGATGCCATCGGGCTGCTGATCACCCTGCAAGGCCACGCCTCCCGCCTCTTCGCCAACGGGGGCCGCCCCTCGGGCATCCTGAGCTTCCCTCAGCGTCTCGGGGCCGAAGTGGCGAAGCGCATCAAGGTAAGCTGGCAGGCTGCGACCTCGGGCGGCAATTCCGGCGGCACCGCAGTGCTGGAAGAAGGCGGCAGCTTCACCCCGCTCAGCTTCAACAGCGTGGACAGCCAGTTTCTCGAAATCTGGGCATTGTCCATCACCGAGGTGGCCCGCGTGCTGCGCGTGCCGCCTGTGCTGCTGATGGATTATTCCCGGCAGACTTGGGCCAATGCCGAAACGGGCGGGCAACAGTTCCTGACTTACTCCCTTTCCCCTTGGCTGGCCCGCTGGGAGGCCGAAGTCACCCTGAAACTGATCGCCCCTGAGGATCGCACCACCATCTTCGTGGAGCACCTTACCGATGCCCTGTTGCGGGCTGACTTCGCCACCCGTGCCAACGCCTACGGGCAATATCGCAGCATGGGAGCCATGACGGCCAATGAGGTTCGGGCGGGGCTGAACCTGCCCCCGCTGCCCGGCGGGGATGCCCTGCAAAACCCTTACACCACCAGCAACACCAGCACGACCGAGGGGGCCACCGATGCCTGAACTTCCCGCCTTCCGTTTCTTCTTCGGCGATGCCGAGCGCAGCTTCCGCCTAACCCCCGAACTGGTGGGGGAGCTTGAACGCCTCACTGGCACCGGCATCGGCGGCTTCACCCGCCGCTTCTTCCAAGGGGATTTCCGGCTTGCCGACCTTCACGCGGTCATCCGGCTGGGGCTGATCGGCGGGGGCGAAGCACCGAAGGAAGCCGATGCCCTTGTGAGCGCCTACGCCGTGCCCCGCCCCGTGATGGAAATCTTCCCGCTGGCCTTGGGCATCCTCGAAATCCTGATGTTTGGCACGGTGCAGGACACCGCCGGGGAAGCCGAAACCTCCGCCATTGCGGCTTCGGGGAAAGCGGCATGAGCAAGGGACCGGGGAGAATCCGAGAGGGCGATTATCGCGCTCTTTGAGTCTGAGCCGCAAAGCCGCATGACCGTGCCGCAGATCGCAGCCCGCGCCTATCCGGGGGCGTTCATCGGCAAGAGCGAAACCGAGGCCGTGCGCCGCGCCCTGCAAGGCATCGCCCCGGAAATTGGCCTGACCCGCTGCCGGATCGCCCGGCCTGATGGGCAGGGCTGGCATCACGTCTATGGGAGGGCCGCATAAGTGTTTGAACCAATGAACTTGCCTGCAATCGAAACCCGCAAGGGCACCGGCACCGAAACCGCCGATGCCGAAGTGCGCTTCACCGCCCCCAGCGATACCGGGGAGCTTGAGGGGGTCGCGGTGCGCTTCAACGTGGCTGACAGCTACCGGAGCGAGTTTGCCCCGCAGGCTTTCACCTCTGCCCGCACCCCCATCCCGATGCTTTGGAGCCATGACCCGGCGCAGGTCATCGGATCGTGGACCAGCATTGAAGCCCGTGCGGATGGGCTGGCCGTCAAGGGCAAGCTCAATCTGGCCGTGGCGAAAGCTCAGGAAGTGCGGGCGCTTCTTCAAGCCGGTGACGTGGCGGGGCTTTCGGTGGGTTTCCGCACCCTGAAAGACGAACGCAGCGCCTCGGGCACCCGCCGCATCACGCAAGCCGACCTCAAGGAAATCAGCATCGTGGCCTTTCCTTCGGTGCCCGGCTCCCGTGTCACCAGCACCCGCAGCACCGCCAATCTCACCGGGCTGACCAAGGCCATTCGGGCCGCAACCTCCACCATCAAAGGGAACTGACCATGAAAGACCTGATGACCCCGGTGCTTGAAACCCGCCAAGACCCGCCTGCCGCCGATCCTGTGGCCGAAGCCACCGAAGCCGTGACGGAACTGCGCACCGCCGTGACCGAGCACCAGACCCGGCAGACCACCGAACTGCGTGGCCTGACCGACCGTCTGGCCGCTCTGGAAACCCGGCTGAACCGCCCCGGCACGGGCACCGAGACCACCACCGAACCGGGCGCTGAACAGCGGGCCTTCGCGGCTTTTGTCCGCACCGGGGTGGAGCGGATGCAGGCTGATGAAGTGCGCGCCCTGACCGTCTCGACCGAAACGGCGGGCGGCTATCTGGCCCCGGAACAGTTCCTTGCAGAGCTGGACCGCAACCTTGTGGAGTTCTCGCCGATCCGGGCCGCTGCCCGTGTGGCCGCGACCTCTGCCGGGGAAATCCTGCTGCCGAAGCGCACCGGCAAGATGACGGCAAGCTGGGTGGGGGAAGGCGGGGCCACCACCGCCACGCAACCGACCTACGGGCAACAGAAGATCACGGTGCATGAGCTGGCCTGTTATGTGGACATCTCGAATCGCCTTCTGGAAGATGCGGCGTTCAACATGGAAGCCGAACTGGCCTTTGACTTCGCCGAGGAATTCGGGCGGGCGGAAGGTGCGGCCTTCGTCAACGGCACCGGCGATACCAACAACCAGCCCAAAGGGCTGCTGACCGAAACCACGGTGGGCGGCATCACCACGGCGGGGGCCAGCATCACCGCCGATGAACTGATTGACCTGTATCACAAACTGCCGAGCTTCTACGCAGCGCGGGCCGTCTGGGCGATGAACCGCACGACCATCGGTGAAGTGCGCAAGATCAAGAACACCTCGGGGGATTTCCTCTGGAAGGATGCGATAAGCGAAGGCAACCCGCCCACCATTCTGGGCCGCCCGGTCATCGAGTTCCCCGACCTGCCCGACGCTGACGCCACCGAAATCCCGATCATCTTCGGCGATTTCGGCACGGGCTTCCGCATTTTCGACCGGGTGAACCTGTCGGTTCTGCGCGACCCCTACAGCGTCCAGACCTCGGGGCTTGTGCGCTTCCATGCCCGCCGCCGCGTTGGCGGGGGCATGACCAAGGCCGAAGCCTTCAAGTTCCTGACCATGCACGCCTGAGCCTGAGCGGCGGGGGCGACCTCGCCGCCTTTCCTCTGATCTGAAAGGGAGATGCAATGACCATCAACAGCACGGCGGGCGCGAAAGTCTATATCGGCCCCGCATCCGAAGCGAAACTTCTGACCGAGTTCACGGCGATCACCACCGCCGGGGATTGGGTGGAAATCGGCGAAGTGGAAGACCTCGGGGAATGGGGTGCCGAGGGCACCGAAATCACCTTCAAGAACCTCGGGGACAAATACACCCGCCGCCGGAAAGGCACCATCGACAGCGGCAGCGTGGCGCTGATCTGTGCCCGTGATCCTCTAGACGCTGGCCAGATCGCCGCACGGGCGGCAGCGGAAGAGCAATACAGCTACGCCTTCCGCGTGGTGCTGGAAGATCAGCCCAGCGATGCGGGCACCCCCACCAGCTTCTATTTCGTGGCCGTGGTGCTCAGCGCCAAGAACAGCTTCGGCACCGCCGATGATCTGACCAAGACCACCTTCACCCTCGGAATTGACGGTGCGGTGATCGAAGTTCCGGCGACCGCGTAAGGGGTGGCCGGGATGCGCGTGGGCGAAACGTATGCGGTGCGTTTCTCGGGCGGGGAAATCCTCCTTCTTCGCCCGAGCCTGCGTTGCGCCATGAAGCTGGCAGACCGCCCCGGCGGTTTCCCGCAGATAATCCGCAACCTGCAAGAGGGCAGCCTTACCGCCATCTGTGACCTGATCGCCGATCACGCCACTATCCCGCTTCTGCCGCACCGCGTGTTTGACAGCGGCATTGATGCCTTCCGTGCCCCGCTGATGGCCTATGTGCTGGCCTGCGCGGGGATCGACATGGAAGCGGAAGACACCCCCCATCAGGGCAAGAGCCTGAGCTTTTCCGAACATCTGGCCCAGCTTTACCGCTATGGCACCGGCTGGCTGGGGTGGACCCCCGAAGAGACGCTGGACGCCACCCCCGCCGAAATCATCGAAGCGGTGAAGGGCCGTGCCGAGATGGTGCGGGTGATCTTCGGCGGCAAGGAACCGGGGGAAGAACCTGCCCAGCGCGCCGACCTCGGGCAGAAGTTCCGGGCCATGTTTTCGGGCTTCGGCACCAAGATTGAGAGGGCCACCGAATGAGCGTCTGGGCCAACATCATCCGCGATCTGATGCAGGAACAGCGCATCTCCGAACGCAGGCTTGCCGATGTTTCGGGGGTTTGCCGGTCCACCGTGCGAAGCATGTTGAAGGGCAATGGGTGCAGCATCGACAAGTTTGAAGCCCTTCTAGTCGCCCTGGGCTACAAGCTGGACCTCATTCCCATTGAAGGCTTCGAGCCTGCCCAGCCTGATGCCGCGCCCAAGAAACCGATCAAGCGCAACCGTGACAAGTTCCGGGGCATCAAGCCTCTGCCCGAATGGCTTGGGGAACAGGTGGAGGATGCCTGATGCCCCACGCAGCCCCGAGGATCTGCCAGTGCGGGAAGCCCGTGCCCAGCGGCACCCGTTGCCCCTGTCAGGCCAAGCGCGATGCAGAGCGCAAGGCCCGCTTTGATCAGACCCGCCCCACCGCACGGCAGCGGGGCTATTCGACCGCATGGGAAAAGGCGCGGGAAGGCTTCCTGAAAGCTCACCCCCGCTGTGCCATGTGCGGGCAGCCCGCCACCGTGGTGGATCACAAGACCCCGCACCGTGGTGACAAGAAGCTCTTCTGGGACAAGGCCAACTGGCAGCCCCTTTGCACGTCCTGCCATTCGAGCCGAAAGCAACGGGAGGAACGCCAATGACCTATGGACGCTCTCCCATGCTGGTGAAGTTTCGGGGGCGGGGGCTGACCGTGCCCGAAATCGCCATGCTCACCGGGCTGGCAGAGGCAACGGTTTATCGCCGCATCCGTCTGGGGCGACCCATCGAAGGCCCGCACAGGTGTGGCCCCGAGCCGAAGCGTTTCGCCTTTCGGGGGGAAATGCTGACCGCTGCCGAGATCGCAGAACGCACCGGCTATTCCGTCTCGCATGTGCGGCGCAGAATCAGCGGGAACACCTACCTTGAAGGCGAAGAGGCACGGGCGAACTTCGCCGATGACTTTCACCCCAACTGCGTGCTGCTGACCCATCGTGGGAAGACCGACAGTCTGTCAGGTTGGGCAAGGCGCACGGGCGATCCCGCAATATGTCATCAGCGAAAGGCTGGGGCGGAAGGGCTGGACCGTTCACCGCATCCTGACCGAGCCGAACAACGCCAAGCCCAAGACCATCAGGAAGGGCATCAGGCACATGGTGCGAGGGTTCAGGATCGCTCGCAACCGCATTGCTATCATGCGGATGATCGAAGGGTTCGGGCGGCATCAAGAAATAGGGCGGCAGCGTTCAGGGAAAGGGGCACGTTCCTTGCGGAACGAGCCCCGGACCTCAGAAGCCTAACAACTTGGCCAGGGTGGCGAGTGCTCCGATTAAGGAAATCGACAACGTGACTTCGATGATTAGGGCTTCTTGGGTCTTAGTGATCTGTAACTTCAACATTATTTACCTCTTTGAAAATAGGCACAAAGAGGCGCCGTATCCGCTGCCTAATGACAGCTTGTGGCCCATAGAGCCGACACCTCCGTGCCGGTTACATTTAGCCGCTCAGCAGTTCGCGTTGTTGGGCCCGAGTGGCGGTTGGCCCCACCTGCAATCTGCTCATACCACGTTCGCAGCGTCATCGTGGAGGGGGGTAGCACAGAAGTTTTCCAAATTAACAGGGACCGGCGCGGGAAGCAACGCGCACCATTTGGAAGGTAAGCGGCTATGACCATTCTCAGCGTGATTGACCTGAAAGAGCATCTGAACATCATCGAAGGAACCGATGACAGCGTGATTGCCGCCAAGATCGCGGCGGCTGAGGCATGGATTGCCCAGTTCATCGGGGTGGCATTGGATGATGCCACCGCTTTCCCCGATGGCACCCCCGAGCCGATCAAGGAAGCGATCCGGCAGCTTGTGGCCCATCTCTATGAGAACCGGGAAGCCACGCTGGTGGGGCTTTCGATCACCGATGTTTCCCCCGGCCTCTTCGACCTGATGGCCCCCTATCGTGTTTGGAGCTTCTGATATGAGCACCCAGACCGAACGCCTGAAACGCCGCCTTGCCGCCGTGCCCGTGGCGGTGAAGCAAGCCGTGACCCCCGCGCTGATCAAGGGCGGGGAAGAGATTGCCGCAGCCCAGAAGGCCCTTGCCCCCGAGGATACCGGGGCACTGCGCGACAGCATCACCGTGACCCCGCCGGGGCAGGCCACCCCGGCTTATTCGCAGCCGGGCGGCAGCACCGTGGCCGGGGAGAATGAAGTGCTGGTGACGGCAGGCAACAGCGAAGTGCGTTATCCGCACCTTGTGGAGTTCGGCACCGCCAAGGCTCCGGCGCAGCCGTTCTTCTGGGCGGGCTTTCGCCTGACCCGGAAGCGGGCACAGAACCGCGTCAAGCGCAGCATCAAGAAGGCGGTGCGGGAGGCGTGGGAATGATCGAAGCATCCTTGGACCTGCAAAAGGCAGTGCGCTCCCGTCTGGTGGCCTCTACCGAGGTGCTGGGGCAAGTGCCTTCCGCGCATATCCTTGACCGCAACAGCCGCCCCGAGGTGTTCCCCTGCATCCTGATCGGCGAAAGCCAGACCCTTGCCGGGGCTGGCCTCTCCCGCCTTCGGCACGATGTTTTCGCCGATCTGCACATCTGGGCCGAAGAGCCGGGGCTTGCCACCGTCAAGACCATTGCGGGGGCGATCCGATCCGCCCTGAGGGATGGGCGCTGGACCCTCGATCATCACCATGTTGCCGACCTCTACATTCAACAGGAACGCTTCCTGCGTGATCCTGACGGCATCCATTCGCACGGGGTGATGACCCTTCGCGCCCATCTGGTGGAGGTGAGCTGATGCGAGCCGGGAAGCTGACCAAGACCCTGACCATTGAACGGGCCACCATCACGGTGGACGCTTACGGCACCCCCGCCGAAAGCTGGGCCACCATCGCAATGGTGCGGGGGCAACTTATCCAATCCAGCACCGAAGAATTCCTGCGCAACTTCGGGGCATCCTCGGAAATCGCTACCGTGTTCCGCATCCGCTACCGCGACGGGATCAACGTGGCGGATCGCGTCACCTGTGACGGCATCACCTATGATCTGAAAGAGGTGAAGGAGCTTGGACGCCGGGAAGGGCTGGACCTGCGTTGCATCGCGGTGGGGGCAAGCTGATGGCCATCACGATCCGCAAGAAGGCGAAGCCCTACAATCCCTTCCCCGAAATCCCTGATCCGTTTGGCTATGGGCAACGGGCGGTGGATTTCCTGCGCAGCCTGAAACACCCCAAATCCCGGCTGGCTGGCAGGGGCTTTCAGCTTGACCCGTGGCAGGAAGAAATCATCCGCCGCATCTATGGCCCCTGCGATGAACACGGCAACAGGATCGTGCGCAACGTGGTGATGTTACTGCCACGCGGGAACCGGAAAACCAGCTTGGGGGCAGCCCTTGCCCTGTTGCATACGCTTGGCCCCGAAGCCGTGCCCGGCGGGGAAGTGCTCTGCGCCGCTGCCGACCGGAAACAAGCCAAGATTGCCTTCGCCGAAGCCGAAGGCATCCTGATGGCCGGTGACACCGAGGTGTGGCGCAAGGGGCAGGCTGCCCGACGCTTTGACGCTGCGAACGCGGTGAAGCTGCAAGAATACAAGAACCGCATCACCTTCCCGGATGGGTCGGTGCTGGAAGCCCTGAGCAATGACGCAGCCAGCCAGCACGGGCGCACCCCGGTGTTTGCGCTGGTGGATGAACTGCACGCTTGGAAGAAGCGCGAGCTTTGGGACGTGATCCGCACCGGGCTGGTGAAGGTGCCGAATTCCCTTCTGGTGGTGATCACCACGGCGGGCCGGGGGCAAGAGAACATCGCCTTCGACATTGTGGATTATGCCCGCAAGGTGGCACGGGGCGAAGTGCATGACCCTGCAACGCTGCCGATCCTCTATGAGACTTCCCCGGATGCCGATTGGCAGGATGAAGCGGTTTGGCGGGCGGCCAATCCCGGAATGCAATTCGGCTATCCCGACCTCGGGGGCCTGCGCCAGCTTGCACGGGAGGCGGCAGAACGCCCCGCAGATCGGGAAGCCTTCCGCCAACTTCATCTGAACGTCTGGCTGGGCCATTCCTCTGACCCGTTTGTTGACATGCCCACCTATGACAAGGGGGCTGCCGCCTTCCATCTGTCCGAGCTTGAGGGGCAACCCTGCTGGCTGGGCGTGGACCTTTCCAGCAATTCCGACCTCACCGTGATTGTGGCCGCATGGCGCGACGGGGAAGACGGTTACATTGTCCACCCGTGGTTTTTCTGTCCTGCCGACAACCTGCAACGGCGGGCGGATCGGGATGGGGTGGCCTATCCTCTCTGGGCCGATCAGGGTTTCATTGAACCCACCCCCGGCAACGTGGTGGATTTCCGGGCGGTGGAAGAGACCATCCGCGAAATCTGCGTGCGCTTCGACGTGCGCGAGATCGCCTTTGACCCCCACCTTGCCCGGAACATGCTGAACAACCTTTTGGAAGACGGCTTCCCGGCGGTGGAGATGCGGCAAGGATGGGTGACGATGGCCCCGGCCATCAAGGAACTAGAACGCGCAATTGTCGGGGGCCGGTTCCGGCACGGCGGGCATCCGGTGCTTCGCTGGAACTTCGACAACATCGCCGTGGAAACCGACAAGGCGGGGAACAAATCCTTCCACAAAGGCAAGAGCCGGGACCGGATCGACGGGGCCGTTGCCGCCGCCATGGCCGTGGCCCGAGCCGCGACCGGGGAAGACCCCCGCAGCATCTATGACAGCGAAGACCGCCCCGAGGGGCTGCTAATCTTTTGAGGGGGCCACCATGCCGCTGGATGACGAACGCCTGATTGTTGCCCTTGAAGCCCGCATCCGCGACTTCGAGAAGAACTTTGCCAAGGCTGGCAGGACCGCAGATCAGCGGTTTTCCGGCATTGAACGCCGCGCCAAGCTCTCGGGGGATCGCCTGCAAGGCTCCCTTTCTCAGGCTGCCATGCGGGTGAATACGTCTATGAAGGCGATGATGGCGGGCTTTGCTGGTGGGGTGATTGGTGGGGCAGCCACTGGCCTCTTCGCGGGCATCACCTCTGACATTCAGGGCACGGTCAAGGGCATCGCGGAAATCGGTGATGAAGCGAAGAAGGCCGGGGCTTCGGTTCAGGCGTTTCAGGAATGGCGGTTCGTGGCCGATCAGAACCGCATCAGCGTGGATGCGCTGACCGATGGCCTGAAAGAGCTTTCCTTGCGGGCCGATGAATTCGTGACCACCGGGGCCGGGAGCGGGGCCGAAGCCTTCGCCCGGTTGGGCTTCACGGCGGATGAACTGGCCGAGAAGCTGAAAGACCCTTCGGCCCTGATGCTGGAAATCATCGGCAGATTGCAGGGCTTCGACAAGGCGGCGCAAATCCGCATCGCCGATGAAGTCTTCGGTGGCACGGGCGGGGAACAGTTTGTGCAACTGATTGGCCAGGGCGAAGCCGCGCTGCGCCGCACCATCGAACGCGCCCACGAAACCGGGCAGGTGCTGGATGCTAAAATGATCGAAAAGGCGGCTGAACTGGATCGCCGCTTCAACGAACTCAAGGGCACGGTGGGGAACTTCTTCAAGGCTTTCGCGGTGGGGGCCGCGCAATTTGCCGTGGACGTGGCCACGATGAAAACCGACCTGAACAACCTCTTCGGGGGTGAGAATCAGGCGCGTTCCATGCTGGGGGATAACCTCTATGACGGGCTGAGCAAGGATCAGGCGGCAATCGACGATCAGGCCGAAGCCCTCGGGCAACTTCGCGGGCAGTATCGCAGCCTGTCCGAAACTGCCAATACCACCGCGATGAGCCTTGCCGGGGCGTCCAGCACCGTGAGCGCATGGGGCTATGAGGAAGCCGGGAATGAGCTTGCCAGCGTCTCGAATGAAATGCGTGATCTGGTGGCCCGTTTTCAGGATGGGCAGGTGGAGGCTGAAGACTTCGCCGCCCAGATGCAGGAAGTGCAGGCAAGGGCGGCTGAGGCTTTCGACACGCTGGAAGATGCCGACAAGGTGAACTTCGGGCTGGCCATTTCGGAAGTCACCCGGCTGGGCAATGTCATCAATACGGTGATCGGCTTGGCCCGCTCCCTGAAACAGGCGATTGCAGACGCTGCCGGGGCGGCCCCGGCCAAGTCCGACATGCAGACCTTCCGGGAAGCCGATGCTCAGTCAATGCGGAACTGGGAAGCCCAGCAAGCAGCCAAGGAGAAGTTCCTTGCGCTGGAAGATCAGGAGAACGCCAAGAGCCGGGATCAGCTTGCCCTTGACCGGGAGATTGCCCAGTTCCGCGAACGGGCTGCCAAGGCCGGGGTCTATGTCACCGATGCCGAGGCAGCGGCGGGCGGCGCGGCTGCCATCGCTGCGGACACCGCCCGCAACGCGTCCACCAGCCCCGCCGGGGGTGGCGGTGGCGGTTCTCGACTGGATGCCTATTCGGCGCAGGTGGGGAAGATACAGGAACAGATTGCAGCCCTTGAAGCGGAAGCCGCCGCCCGTGCTCAGGCCACCGGCAGCACCGAGGAACAGGCGCAGGCGGTGGAGCGTGCCCGGATCGCCTATGACCTGCTGAACGCAGCACAAGAGGCGGGAATTGCGATCACCCCGCAGGTGCAGGCCGAAGCCAATGCGTTGGCCAGCCAATACCTTGAAGCCGAGCAAGCGGTGAAACAGCTTGCCGATGCTCAGGCCGAAGCCGCCCAGCGGCAGGAAGAGTTCAAGGAGGCGGGGCGGGAAGCCTTTGTCGGGCTGCTGACGGGGGCGGAGAGCTTTTCCGAAGCCCTGTCCAATCTTTCCGCACGGCTGGCCCAGATGGCCGCCAACCGGCTCTTTGATGCGATCTGGGGAAGCCTGACTGGTGGCTCAGGTGGGGGCATCCTTGGCACCTTCTTTAGCAGCCTCTTCATGAAGGATGGCGGGATCGTTCATGCCGCCACCGGGGACAAGGTGACGGGGCCGGGCAGCGGCACCAGCGACAGCATCCCCGCCATGCTGAGCAACGGGGAATTTGTCATCAATGCCAAGGCCACCCGGCAGCACCGCCAACTTCTGGAAGCCATCAACAGCGGCAGAGTGCCAGCCTTCGCCGCCGGGGGCATGGTGGGGGGCAGTCTCTCCAGCACCTACGCCCCCAGCCTTGCCATCAATGTGCAGGGATCGGGGAACCCGAAGCAGGACCGCGCCCTTGCCGACATGATCGCTGATCAGGTGGATGCCAAGTTGAAGGCCAATTCCGGCCAAGGCAACTTCCGCATGTCATCGGGCAGCGCCCTTGCCTCCACCCAAGCCAAGCTCAGCCGGGCAGCATCCCGGCGGGGGTGAAAAGGACGGGTGAAGACAAGTTCACCCGTCCCAACTCTTACAGAAGCGCAAGGAGGTGCGCAGACTCAACCGAGCAAATCGTCAAGCGATGTGTCGCTGGACGTATCGGGAACATTCTCTTCCACAGAATGCGTGTAAGGGTCAAAACCCACTTCCGCATTCGGAACATCTGCGGGCCAGTATCCATGCGGTTGAAGCCGCACAATCTGGCTGCTCATTCGCCACAGCATCGTGCTCAGCACCATTTCGGGATTAGAACCCCGGATCACAACACCCGCCTCGCTGAGGGCCTCGAATAGTTCCGTGCGCCCCATCGGCTCACCATGCTCAAGAATCAGTTCGCGTGCTTTGGCCGCAACATCTTCCTTCTTCGGGTTCTTCGGGCGCTTCATCTGGGGGCGAGGCGGCTTTTCGACAGGTTCAAGGCCAGGGATAGCCTGTGGAAGAATCTGGGCTTCCGGGGCTTTTTCGGCACCAACTCCCGCGAATTCATTCCACGAGGTAAGGAATGCCCTAGCTCGCTCGCACTCATCCTGAAGCGAAGCGCGCTCTGACCGCAAGGCATTGATTTTACTTTCAATTTCTTGGATTCGAGCGGTCGCATCGGCGATTCGACGCTGCGCATTCTCAACAGCAATGTCCGTCATGCGTCCCTCCAAAGGCGTTGACTCTCATGAAGGATTCTGCCCGATGTCCACACATTTATCAACACGAAACGCAGATACAGAAACGGCTTGCTCGAAGATACGAGTGGCGCTAGATTGTCTTTGCATCTCGGAAGAGGCGACTCGGGGGGTAGGAGCCCCGAGTCATATTCAACCGTGTAAGGAAGAAAGGAGGTTGCCGTGTCTAACTACCCGTGGCTGGGCGGAAGGGGAAACTTTACCCCGTCCCCAGCCTTGTTAAGATAGAGACAACCAAGGGTGGCCTTAGGGCCACCCTTTTTCTTTAGCACGCGCACAGGACTCCGTTCAACAACAAAGTCAAGAAATTTGTTCGCGCTCAGGTTACTTACTGTTCGCGGCAAGTGCGCTCAGGCGGTTGTCAACGCCACGAATGATTTCCCTAAGGTTCTCGACCTCAGCCTCCAACATCGCAAGTTGCTGACCGGTCACGAAATCGGATGCAGCTACGGTTTCGCCAGTCTCAAAGGACTGGGTTAACCGCAAGACAATCTCACCATTCAGCGAACGGTTCTCAGCCCGTGCGGCCTCCTCAATCTTCTGCCGAAGATCGGGCGGCAATCGCAGCTTCATATCTGGGACGTTGCGTTCTGACATGGGGCACATATGCCCCAATCTGGGGATTGACCGCAAGCTCAAATAAATATACCCAAACTGGGGTAATATTAACCCATAGGTGGAACATGAAGAACATCGAACTGAAAATCAGGCTGCCGGAAGCCGTGAAGGAATGGCTGGCCGCACGGGCCGAAGCGAACGACCGCAGCATGACCGCAGAAGTGAACCGCATCCTCAAGGCGGCTCAGGCCGCCGAAACTCATACGGGGGCCGCGCAATGACCCACCAGCGCACAATCAGCATTTATCAGACCAGCTTGAGCCGTTTCGTCGTGCACCTGCGTGGGCTGCCTCACCGGGATTTCCCGACCCTTGCCGAAGCGGAAGGACACGCCGAGACGGTGCAGGCTGCGAACGGTGGCGCTGATCGCTGCCGGATCGCTATTCGGCGGGAGGCAGGCGCATGACCACCCTTCAATCCGAAGACCACCCCCTGATGACCGCTGCCGAAGCCGCCGTGAAGCTGGGAATGAGCGCCAAAACGTTGATGGGCCACGTCCATTCCGGGCGGCTTCGCTTCATCAACATCGGCACCGCCAAGCGGAAATCCTACCGCTTCACCCCCAAGAACCTGCGCACCTTCATTGAAAACCAGAAAGAAAGGGAGGTTCCCAAATGTCCGTCTTTCCCAACAAAAAAGGCATCTATCAAATCGACTTCATCATTCGGGGTCACAGGATTCAGCGCAATGCAGAAACCCGGAACCGCCGCGAAGCCGAAGCACTAGAGAAGGAGCTTAGGAAGCAGGTTCTGGCCGAGATCGAGCGGGAAAAAGCGACTGGTAAGGGGCCGCTGACTCTTGATCTGGCCTTCGGGCGCTATTGGGAGGAAGTCGGGCAGCACCACGCAAACCCGAATGACACCCACCGCGACATTGCCCGGCTGATCGCATACTTCGGCAAGGACACTTTGCTTGACCAGATCACCGACCGAGAGGTTGCCGCCATGGTCGCATGGCGTTCATCTCACACGGTGGGGGGCAGGAAGAAGCGGAAGGATGGCAGCCCCATGCCGAAGATCAGCCCCGCGACAGTGAACCGAACCGGCACCCTTGTGTTGAAGAACCTCTTCGGGCGCGCACGGCGCGTGTGGCGCTATCACTTCCCGCTTGAGCCGATCTGGCGTGACCACCTGTTGAAGGAGCCGCAAGAGCGGGTGCGGGAACTGCACGACGACGAAAGCACCGCGCTGGATGATGCTGTGCGCGACGATTACGCCCCGTGGATAGAGTTCGCCCGGCTCACCGGCCTGCGCCGCAGGGAAACGCTTCTGCGGTGGCGTGACGTGAATTGGAGTGCAGGACAGATCAGCGTTATGGGCAAGGGAGGCCGGAAGGTAACGACCCCGATCACCGAAGCTGTGCGTGCCCTTTTGGAGCCCTTGAAAGGCCATCACCCGGAATGGGTGTTCACCTACGTTGCCAAGAAGACCCGAGGCAACAAGGTGCGGGGCACCCGCTACCCTATCACCCTTGAAGGGGCCAAGACACAGTGGCGCAGGACGCGCGAGAAGGCGGGCATCACCGACTTCCGGTTTCACGACATTCGGCATGACGTGGGCACCAAGCTGCTGAGGGCGACCGGGAACCTGAAACTTGTTCAGCGCACCTTGAACCACTCCGATCTGAAAACCACCCTGCGTTATGCCCATGTGCAGGATGCCGAGATCGCCGCAGGGCTTGAGGCCCTTGCAAATCAGCGTTCAAAGTCCCTGAAAAATCCCCTGTCCACCAACTGACGTGCTGCACAACTATCCGAGAAAGAACGGAAAAGTGAACTTCGGCAATCAGATTCGGGAGCAGGGGGTCGGAGGTTCGAATCCTCTCGCTCCGACCAATATGTCCCGTACTCCTTGTCGGGTCTTAGGCGCGGCCGCATATTGGTGGCCAGCGGGCTATGCCCGTGTCACTATTCCGGTCACACAAGCGGTTCAGGTGGCTTCAACATAGTTGCCGCCAGCTCTCCAAGTTGTTCTAGTTTCGAGCGGGCGAATCGGGGTTGATACTTAGTACAGGCTGAACAATCTTCTGGCATGCCGCTCTGACGGTTAGCCCGGCAGTTCTGGGGGATCGGGGCGTTCATGATCACGGCGAGTGTGGTGATAAAAGGGGTCAAGAGCGCCCTGAGATGGGTGAGGATCTTGCGGAGGTTGGCCGCAGCCGCAGAGCACCGCAAAGACCGCGTCGCCGGTCGTGCCCTTCAGCGGGCAGCGTGACAGGC